TTACCTGTACTTGCACCTGTAAATGATCCTGTACCTACTATGAACTTATCAGTAGACTCGTCAAATCCTATAAATGCGTTATCACTATCGCCTCTTTCAAGTACGATACCCATATCATTGCCAGGAGTACCTGTTGTACCATTACCTAACTCTATTAGTCTGTCAGATATAACTGAATTAGTTGTAGCAAGTGTAGTTGTTGTTCCGTTAACCGTTAAGTTACCTGTGATTACAGCGTTACCAGATGTAGTTACGTTAGCAGGAAAAGTTAAGTTACCTGAACTATCACCTGAAATCCAAGTTGTAGTTGTTGTACCATCAAAACCAGAAATTTTTAATGTTCTATCACCATCTACAGCGGCAGCATCCACACTACCAATAATTACGTTACCAGCACCTTCTGTTATGTTATCTCCTGCTGAATGTCCTATTAAAATGTTATAATCAGCGTCAGCACTATTCATTGCTGTACCAGCATTATAACCTAATGTAGTGTTACCAGTTCCGTTTTGTAATAAACGTGAAGCTCTTCCACCAACAGCAGTGTTTTCGTTTCCATTATTATTAACCGTTAAAGCATCCTGACCAATTGCAACGTTTTGAGTACCTTGAGAAAGAGCACTTCCTGCACCAAAACCTACGGCAACGTTGTTATCTCCAGTTGTTATAGCGTCTAAAGCTGTAATACCAACTCCAACATTACCATTAGCATTATTTAAAGTTCCTGTAGTTGTATGACCAATTAATAAAGAATTTGTAAAATTAGTTCCGCCTTGTTTACTTAATAAATCTACATTTAAAGTTACATCACCAGAAGTTCCACCACCAGATAAACCAGTGCCTGCTACAACTGAAGTAATATCTCCAGTTGGTACTGTTGCAACTTGTGCATCTACATAAGCTTTAACAGATTGTTGAGTAGGAACTTTTGTATCTAAATTTGAAGACATATTATCTTCATCAATAATAGCATTAGTTACTCTCGCATCTGCTCTAGCATTTGTGTAATATAAATTTGTACCCTCACTTAAATTAGTTGTACTTTTAGCTGTAAATGCAGCATCAAAATCACTTTGACTAAAACTATCGCCTGGAATAAATACACCATTTGTATTATCCCATATTAAAGCTTGTCCATTTGTAGGGTTGTTTGTACTAATATCTATATCAATAAAATTATCAATAGATTTAGTTGCTATTCTTGCATCAAAAAATGGATTAAAATCACTTGAATTTAATTTAGTTGCAATATTATTTGTAACAGTTGAAGCAAAATTTGAATCATCATTTAAAGCTGCCGCTAATTCATCTAAAGTATCTAATGCTGCAGGTGATCCATTTATTAAATTATTAATTTGTGTATCTGTATAAGCATTTGCTGCTGTTGTAATAGGTGTTTGAAAGTCAGAATATTGTAATTTATATTCTTGAAAAGTTGAATTGTCAGCCCAGAATATCCAATCATTTGAACTTATATTTGAATTTGTTGTATAGTTAGTTAAATTAAACGATGGGCCTGTTGGACCAGTTGGTCCTTGTGGGCCTTGTGGACCTGTTGGACCTGTTACTGATGCACCTTGTGGACCAGTTGGACCAGTTGGGCCTTGTGGACCTGCTGGACCGGTTGCACCTGTAGAACCTTGTGAACCTGCCGGACCTGCTGGACCTTGCGGACCTTGTGGGCCTCTTTCATTTGTAACGCTTAAATTTAGAGGTGTTGAAGTTACTGTAATTGTCATTTTTATTTATTCCTTTATTACTGAGGTTGATATCTAATTATAAATACAAACCTTAATGATTTTTTCTGTGCAGGATTTCCTGCTTCCCACTGAACTTTACAAACTACTATAAAAGGAGTTGTATCATCAGCAGTTGAAGTAAAGCTACTATTTTGATCAGATAATAATGTACTTGGTACAAGAAAATCAAAAGAACCTGCTGTACCTGTATTAAATATCTGATTACCTTTTAAGTATGATTGAGCAGTTGCACCTGCTGCAGAAGTTAAAGATGTTATTTTAACTGAACCTCTATTTCTTTCTACAGTAGCTGTAAAACACTCTGCTTTTATATCAAAAGTTGCAGTACTAAAATCTGTAGTATCATTTGTGTTTACACTTAATAAAAATTGATTACCTTCAGCAACTTCACGAACAATTACATTGTCCGCTCCACCTAGATAATTTTGTATGTTTGAAATTCTCATAGTATCTCCTATAGGTTAATTTATGAGTAATATATAACTATGGCTATATATTAATTAATGTTATGTTAATTCAGCACTAGCTGAAAAACCTGTTAAACTTGCACTTGTTGAATTTGATCCAATATTTATACAAACATTAGCATATTGTTTTGTACTTAAATTTGTTGGACTAGTTCCAGTGCTCCATGTAGCATCTATTGTAGGCGTATCTCTCATTGTAACAGGAAACCAAATATTCATATGTCTTAAATGACTACTTGAATGTCCTTGAAACGCTTCACCAACAATGCTGACCAATTTATAAAAATATCTTTGGCATCTTTCTAATGATTTATCAAAAGGAATTATTTCAAATTTACTAGCATTACTACCAACTTCTAATTGTATTCCAGATATAAACCATGTATTATTTACTGTATCAGCCAAGTTAACTTGACCTACTGCTCTATCATCATCTGCTGTTGTATTCCAGTTTGTATTTAAAGTACCAGAATTAAAATCAGATCCAGATGTTAACCACCAACTTATTTCTAAACTTTTATTATTATCATTATCAAAAGCTGATGTGTTATTAGTATCACCTGGGATAGTTATTAATTTTTGTTCCCATACATTTGCATTATCAATAGTATATAATTTACTTATATGTCTATTATTATCATGATTGTATAAATCAAAAATATAGTTACCTGTTTTGCTAGATTTAACCCAAAAAGTTACAGTTATATCTTCTGCATTAGTTGTACCATATTTTAATTTTTGTAAATTTTGTCCTTCTATAATTTGTTTAAATTTAAATTTAGAACTAGCACCTAAAGTAGGTACTGTTGTATTTTCTAATTTATAAGATCTACTTAATACTGTATTATTTGGTGTATCATTAGAATGTGAATGTACCCAAGTTCCAGAATTATTAATATCTGAATACCACATATCTGTTAAAAGATAACCTGGATTAGCACTAGTAGTAGATGAAGATCCTCTTTGATGAATTAAAAAATCTCCGTTAATAATTAAATTTCTATATTGATTATAATCAAAACCTAATAAAACAGGTGCAATTGAATTATTACCTATTGTTGTTATATTAGTAGTTGGGTTCCAATTACCAATAGTTAATCCTGTAGAAAATGCACCTCTTGAAAATGAATTAGTTAATCTTACCCAAATATATAAATCTGTTGTAGTAGGTATATTTTGTATATTAAAATTTTGAGTTGATCCGCCAGCATAATTACCAGTAGGAGCAGAAAAAGTTTGAACTAAAATTCTACTTGCTTCTGGAGTATTTACACCACTACCATAATATATTTCAACACCTTCAACATTATTTTTAGATGGCATAGTAAAACTTACATCAATATAAGGTGTAGTTGCAGAAGGGAAAGTATTATTTAAAACTAAATTTGTAGCAACTCCTAAATTTTGATAACCTCTTGTAGATGATATAGGTGGTGCAGCAGCAGTAGCTGTTAATGTACCAACTGTATAATCATTAGCATTATATTCTTGAGCAGTTATAAAATATCCTTGAAGACCACCATTTAATTCTGTTTCTGAAATACTATTTATTTTAAATAAACTACCTAATTCAGATGCAGTATTAATAACATTTAATGAACCCCATGTAGAATTTAAAATGTTTGTTATTACATCAATTTGAAAATCTTCTTTTATACCACCAGAAATTATATCGTTAGCATAAAATGTTAATTTTGCACCATAAAAACCATAAGATGATGATACAGTATCTAATTCACAAGATACAAATGAAAATATTTCACCAAGTTTATTATTTAATTTAACTTGTGCATCTGTTAGCTGACCTGTTGAATCAAAAAATTGTCCATTAATACAATCTTTATAAAAATTTGATAATTTTTCGTAACCAGCTACTGTACCTGGAACATAAAACCTAGCTTCTTCTTGTGTATCTTCATAAATATAAGGTTGATTAGAATCTACTTTTACAACATATTCTCCTATAGCATTACTTGTTGAACCATTTGAAGTATTAGTTACAAAATTATGACTAAATACACTATTTTTATCTAAATTATAATAAGTACCTTTAACACTTATTATATCATTAACTTGTAAATTTGCGGCTCTTGTATCTGTTTTAAATGAAATAATTTTATTACTTCTAGACTTATTCATTATTACAGTTCCAATTCTTTGAGCCTCAACATTTGTATTAATAAATTTTAAAGTTAAATCTTTAGATAATACAGGTTCATTAAAATATTTATTGCCATATTCTAAAAAAACTTGATCGTCTTGATATTCATTTATTTTAGATTTAAATTGTAAATTCATTTCATTTAATGTAGAATTAAAACCATCATTAACTACAGTAACATCACCATATATACTAGTTTCATCAAAATCATTATTTGATCCACCATAAGAAATTGATCCAGTTGTATCAGAAAGCATTTGAAATTTACCTAATGTATAACTAAATATAGATTGTGAATTACTAACAATATCAGAAATATTTAAATCTTTAGAATCATTTGTATTTACATATCCATTACATTGATATCTTTTGCTTGTTACAGAATTACCATCAGGGTCATTATGTGTAACTGAAGTATCACAAAATACTTTATGTGCATAAAATGTGTCTAAATCTAAATCATTATCTGAAATAGATTGACCACAACCGTAAACTTTATTAGTTAAGTAATCAGCTAAACATTCGGCTGGATTAGTTGAATAAGTTCCGTATAATGTTCTTTGAACAGTTTGAGGTATTTTAGCTGTAAAATATTGTTGTCTAGGTGAATATTGATAAGTAGGTAAAACTCCATTAGAATCGGCTGCAGTAATATCTCTTAATTTTCTTATACCAACTTGTTTTAAACCATCGGGTGCTAAACTTTCAAAAAAGTTAGGAACTAAAGATAAATTAAGTCTATTTGCTAATAATTGCCCATAATCTTCTTCAGTGTAATTAGCATAAATTCCTCCAGTAGGTGTAAACTGTATCGTGCTTAAACCTATATAATGTTTTGTAACACCTAAAATAGCATCTGAGTAAACATATTCAATCCAAACTCTTGTTTCTTCATTACCAGATACATTATTAAAAAATGAATTAGAATAATTATTACCCCATTGTTTAAAATGTATAGCATTAATTAATCTTCTACCATCATCTGGTTGTGTAACACCATTGCTATCGACATAGCTATTAGGTGTAAAATTTGTAAGATTTCCATTAGATAAATGATATTGTTCCCCAACATTAATAAAATCAAATTCTACTTCACCACCAGTACCTAAACCTGTTGGTGTAACACCGTTTGTAATATAATCATTTAAATCATAAGGTGCATTTGGATCTGATGAAGGGCCTAAATCTATAATATTATATGTTCCTCCAGGAGCAACATAAGAATGAGGGTAATTATAATTTACTCCACCATTATATGGATTAACCCAATGCCAAAGTTGATACCCTGAAAAATTTGCAAATTTAACTGAAGTATCAAAAATATTAGGATTAGCTAAAGAACCTTGTATAGTTGTTGTTGTTGGCGTTGGCCCATTTAAACTTGGAGCCGAACTAATTGTTCTAATTAATTTACCTTCAACTTCAAAACCTAGTTTGCTAGTTAATCCTGTAACATTATCTTCTCTATCATAATTTAATTCTACATATGCATATGCAACATCTGGTAAATGCCTATTTTGTGATCCTGAATTCCATTTAGAACTAAAGGTTTCCATATCTAAACATCTTCCACCATCTGGGTATTTTACAATTTTTAAATTACCATTTAACCAGCTATCAGTTCCGCCATCAGCATGAGTAGCATTAATAACGTTTCCAGCTAAGTCAAAAGATAATTCATAGTCATCCCAATATATACCGCTGTTAGTGCCATAATTAGATGTACCTATTTTATTAATTGGGCCTTCACATAAAGCAATAATAAAAGCCATTGTTTTATTATCACTAGTTATATCTGCAAATATAATAGATCCATGTATTTTATCTTGACCATAAACAACAGGAAGTTTATTAGATGGATCTGAAGGTATCCTTTGTTTAACACCTGGATCTTTACCTGAACCAGCACCACCCTCAACACCTGGCATATCAGGTGCAAATAATTTTTGTGTAATATATGATACTGCAAGTGATAAAGCAAATCTAAGAATTGCCCCTCCAATACCTTTAGATGTTATTGCCCCAATAATAGGTGCAGCAGCTGCCATATATTATCTCCATTCGTAAGTTTTTTCAATCAATTTAAAATTTAACTTATCAAACTTAATATTTGTTTTATCATTAGCTAATTGAGCCATTAAGACCCTATCAATTTTATTATTTTGTTTTAATTTTGTAAATTCATCTTTATACATTTTAAACATTCTATAAAATGCAGATGATGTTCTTTTATCTTTATGAACCCATGTAACAATTGTTACAAGTTCATTCATTGCAGTAAACACATTACCGTTTATTAAACCCATAATGCATCCTATTATTTTATTATTATCTTTTGCAATAATAATTTTACCATTTTGCATACATAAATTTATTAAAGTTTCATAGTATTGATTAGTTACAATTAAACCTTTTACATGAAAATCGGGAAATTCTTTTACCGCTTCAATTATTTCTTTTATACCATCTTTAATATCTTCTTTACTAGCTATTCTTATATTCATATTTATTCTCCATTATTCTTGACCAAATTTAGGATTAAATGTTGCCATTGCTGACACAAATTCCATAGATCTATCACCTGCAGAAGTTTTCTTAAAAGAACTATCAGATGTAAATCTACCGTTTGTACTATCTAATATAGTACCTAATATGTTTTTACATTCTAAACTTATTTTAATTTTACCAAACTCTTGATTCTCTTCATTAACAGAATGAGAATATATTACACCTTTCCATTTTATATATACACCAGTATATGGATAATCAGTAGATTCATTAACTGAATCAGAATCATCATTCATCCAACCTTGCCATATAGTTACTATACCACCAATACCATTATAATTTTTTAAAACAGGAATTATTGTATTTGGAACGCCATTTAATTCTATAGTTATTTGATTTGTTTTAACATCTTTTGTTTCTTCAACAGCAGTTAAATTTAAAACTCCTGCACCAGGATAAAATGTGCGATAATTAGAATCATAATAAAATTCTAATCTTTTTGAAGATGTATTTAAATGTAAAGCATTTTTAATATCACTATCAGGTTGTATTGCTATAAGTTGTATAGGATATCCACCTTCAGATGCTGTATAGTTATTACTAATACTTCTAACCATTATAATACCTCCTGAAATTCAAATTTATCATATTTATATAAATTCTCTGTTTCATTTTTAGGTATAATAGTTACAGCAGGTTTTTTAGTTAACATTAATTTTAAATTAACATCAGGGCCAGTTTTAACTGTAGTAAAATTAGCAATATTTAAAGTACTTGTTTGATAAGTATCAAGTAATTGAATAAGACCTGTTGTAGTTGTAGTAGTTGCTGTATTTAAATGTCTTTGAATTGTATTACTTCCTGAAGCATTACTCCAAGCAGATCCAACAGTTGCATTAAAAGATGTATCAAAATCAATAAAAGCTATATTTAAAATTGGATCAACAAAAATACTTAATATTCTTTGAACATCACTAGTTGATACTAAACTACTAGTAGGCTGTAAATAATCCCCAACACTATATGTTTCTATTGGATTATCTATTTCAATTTGATTTGAAGAAGGATGAACAGCTTGAACTACATCTCTTAATTTTGTAATAGGATTATAATTAACTGCAACAGGGCCAGTTGAGGTAGTTAATTCCATTGTTATATCTCCATACTCAGGCCCAAATTGTAAAGTAAAATGTCCTACGTGATCAGTTTCAGTTTCACCAAAAACTTCAGGGAAAGCGGCTGTAGGAGAAGTTACTTGTTTAATAATATTATGTGTTTTCAATACATGTGTAGAATTTGTAGCTAATATTGTATTGTTAATATAGTTATAAATTTGTAAAGCATTTTGTAAATAAGAAGGTAAAACAATTGTTACATCATTACCATTTCTATCTTTTAAAGTTGTACCATCAGAATTTTTAAAAGTAATTAAACCATTTCTATATGGATTTGTTATAGTTTGTAAAACTGTTTCATTAGTTAATGTAGCACCAGTGTAAGATACTGCAGTTAATTGAACTCTTACATTTGGTAATATAAATGAAAAAAGTAATTTATCATTTGGAGGCCCAACACCTGTAGATGAAACCCCAGCTACAACTTGTGTTAACTTATTGTTTTGATCTGCTCTAGATTGAGATATATTTCCAAACGACCCAGAAGTTCCAGCTGTACCATTAGCACAAGCATCTAAATAACTTGCAATATCAGTAACTGTAAATAGTCCTGGGGGAATATGAACAATTGCTTGAGTACCATCATTATATTGATATGGTGTATTTGTACCTGCATTTACAAATGTAAATATACCTGTAGGAAATACAGCAGGAGGAGTAGGATTTGAAAATGTACCATCATCAAAATCATATTCAACCATTTCTGCATTATCACCTTTACCATTAACAATATAAAATGAATTAGTATATCCACTTGATGCAGATCCATTATAACCTATAGCAGATAATAATGGTGTAGATAATCTAACCTTACATGTTCCACCACTACTTGATCTAAAATAAGATCCAGATTCATTTATAGGTTTAGATATTTGATATACTTTAGCATGATTTGCAAATTGTATAAAATCACCTACTTTAAATATTTTTTCAACATTAGGTTGTAAATTACATAAAACAATTGTTCTTAAACTTGTATAATCTGTAGTTAAAAATTGAATACTAGTAGAACCTGTAGCTAAAGGTGTAGTAACACCTGACATAATATTATTACCATTATTTGAACTTATATTAGCTGTTAAAAATTTAATACCATCATCTATTGAAAATAATTCATTCTCAACTTCTAAATATTGTTCTTCAGATAAAATAGGAAGATCTACATCTAATGATATAATACTTGGGCCTAATCTATGCGTTCTTGCATAACCGCCAGTACTAACAGATCTAGCAGACGGAGCGGCTCTATTTATTGATATGTCATTAGCATATTTGAATATTGAACTTGTTGCCATTATCTACCTCTTCCTCTTACACCTTGTGAATTTCTTTGAAACGTTCTATTTGCACCACCTACTTCAGCGGATGATTGTGATATTACAGCTTTAATTTGATCAATCGATCTTTGATCTACATTACCACTTATATTAATATTTGTTATACTAGTTGATCCCATTGCATTATCAGTTTTATTTCTAGGTATAACAACCTCTCCAGGTGTTAACATAGCAGGTACCCTATCAGTATATGGCGCACCACCAGGAACAATACCACCATCAGAAAATTTAAAGAAGCTACCTATACTACCAAGTATATTTCCAAATCCTTTTCCACCACTAAACATTCCACCAATACTTTGCATTATTCCACTACCTTTGGATAAAATAGTACTCATTAGATTAGATTGATTACTAACTTCAGCATTTAATTGTCTTTGTTTAATAATTTTTTGATCAGCAAATTGTATAAATAATCTTTCAATTAATAGTTCAGCAGATCTTTTAACTAACATATCGGATATAGAAACAAAAACATTTTTAAATGCTGTTTTAGTTATTTCTAATAATGAATTACCTTCTCTAATACCATTTAACCAAGAATTACTAATAATTCCTGCAATTGCTTTAGATTCAATTCCTATAAAAGCTAATTTTTTTCTATACTCTTCTACAGCTCTATTTGTGGCTTCTTGTGCAGCCGTTCTTGCTTTGGCTTCATCAATAATCATACGTCTATTCATAAAATCAATTCGTTCATTGATAGCCATATTTTTTAAAGCTAATTCTTCAGCTGCTTTTGCCGCTTGTTTTTGTGCTTCTCCCATAATATTAGGAGCGTTTGTACCTGAAAATTTAGGAGAATATGCCTTGTGGGATGCTCCTGAAAATAATTCTTTTTGTTTTCTTGTTAATTTTGTATAAGAAGCAACAACTTGATCTGCTTCTATTCTCATATTTTCTAATTCATTACCAATTATTTTTGCTCCTTCAGCAGCATTTTCTGCAACAGTTGGAAATAATTTTAACTTCGAAGCTAAATTTAAAACAAATTTTGCTGCAGATTTAATAGTTTTAATAAAAAAATCTTTAATAAAATTATATGCAGCTAATAATTCATCTTTAAACGCTATAACAGCAATAGCAGCTACTTGTAATCCAGTAATAAGAATACCAACTATATTAGCACGTAAAGCAATATTTAAAGTAGCAATACTAAATGTTGCCCCTTTTATAGCTGTAGTTAATAAAATAAATTGAGAAATTAAACCACCTATAAAACCTGCAACTTTTAAAGCAATAAATGTTTTAACAGCTAATGTAATTTTATCAAAATTTTCAATAACTGTTTTTACAAATTTACCTAAATTTTCAAATGCTTTTGCTAAACCCTCTCCAATTGTTTTAGCCATAGCTTTTAATTGAGTATCATTTTCTTTAAAATTACCAACTAATTCTACTAACTGTGCTTTAACACCCGCAAATAATGGTTGCGCAGCCGCTTGTCTAAATCTAAAATAAGCATCCTCTACAAATGAAACTTGTGCTTCTAATGTTTGTTCAAAATCTTTTGTTGCTGTAGAAAATTGTCCACCATTACCAAATACTTCAAAAAATCTTTTTCTTGTTTCTTCTATTGAAACTTTTGCTCCTGCTTCAAAACCTAACATAGCTCTAACACCACGTTCTCTAAATACATCAGCGGCAGCAATACCACCAGCAAATGCTCTTTGTATTTGTTCAGCAGTTTGTCTAAAATCTAATCCTGTGGCTGCAGCAACATTACCAGTTACTTGTAATATTTTACCTAAATCATCTGCATTTTCAGTTATAACAGCTAAATTACCAGAACCTGCAGCAATAGCTTCTAGAGAAAAAGGTACTTTAGAAGCAAAATTGTTCATTACTTCAAATGCTTTTGATCCTTCTTCAACTGAATTAAATAATAGTTTAAATCTTACTTGAAGTGATTCAGTTAACCTACCTGCAGCAAATGTATCTTTAACAAATTTTCCAAGACCAAAAGTTACAGCGGCTAACGATGCAGCTACACCAACTTTTAATGTTGTTCCTAGTGCAGAAAAAGTTGCTCTTGATTTTGCAGCAGCTCTTTCTAAACTACCTATTCTTTTTTTCGCAATTAATGCTTGTGTACTTAATTTTGTTAAACCACTATTTAATTTAGTGATCTGTCCCTGGCCTGTAACATTAGTAGTAATGTTTAGTTTAACAGCCATGTGTTAATCCTATAAAGTTAATATAATATTATATCTATACTCGGTTAATTATCCGTCAGTTACTTCAACAGTAACTTCATCAAAGTACTTTTTAAAAGCACTTTCTATAAATTTTGTAGGCGCTTGTTTTGAATGTCCATTATTTAAAAATTGAATATAAGTTACACCATTTGTTACAATAATTTCTTGTGGTTTATTTTTAGGTGTTAAAATTTGTATGTTAGAGCTACTTCCTTCTTTACCTTTAAAATATTTTTCAGTATAACCAATATACCAGCTATTTCTAGCTTGGCCAGTATCAACAGGTGTCATTAGTTTAACATCAGCAAATGCTTTTAAAGCTCTAGCTCTAAGTTCTTTTTCTATATTAGTATTTATATTCTTTTTTAAATCACTAACTGCTGATCTTAAATTAATAGTAGTTATACCCATTTAAATTACCTTTCAAGACAGGCGGGTTTACCCGCCATATCTATTATGTTTTAGATTTTTTATTTACCATATTTTTTAATTCTTCAAACCCTAATTTTAATTTAATATTTTGATTATCTGAACTATTTTCTAATAATTTTAAAGATGGAAACAAATCTTTTATTTTTAAAGGTTTAGTACCTTGATAAGTTGTTTGTGCTATTATAGCAGATCTATGATCATCACGCCAACCATAAGGTCTTTTATTAAAATAAGAAACCCAACCAATATATTCTTTAAATGACATATTATATATAACATCTAAAGTTACACCTAATTGGTGTGCCATTTCATATTCTGCTAATTCTTCTTCCCCAATTCACCACCTTTATCATCTTTAGCACCAAGACCATTATAAACAAGTATTTCATTTGATAATTCTGTTAATGCTTGTATTGGGAACTGTTCAAAGTCTTTATCTTTCATAGTTTCAGCGCCAATTACAGTTGATTTAAATATTGAACTTAAAGTAGCTAAACCAGATACATCATCTTTGCTTGCATCTAAACTTTTTTGTAAATCTTTAACAGCTTTAACTGTCAGTTGTTTTATTTCCACTTCCTGTCCCATGAACGGGATTTTCTTCGTTATGTCTATTATCTTTATGTGTTTCATTCTCTACCTCTTCTGGTTTTTTATATAAATGTTTATTATTTGATTCAAAGTCTTCCATTAATTTTCTAATTTTATGTAGAACATCTAATGTTTCAAAGACTTCAACTTTAGTTGTAACATCTTTTAAACGCTCATACGTTTTTCTTATAGATGTATCAATTGCTTTTTTTATATGTAAAGAAGTTATTCTTAACACATAATATTTATTAAACGGTTTATTATCATTCATTTTTTATCCTTATACTAATTGTATGCTGGGGCTTTTACACCCCAACATAAAAAATTTATTAATCAGTGAAAGGGCCAACATAATCACCTTGAGTACTCATCGTAATAGTTGCCTGATTAGAATCAGTCAAGTTTGGAGATACTTCAAATGATGCAAATTGTCCTTTTACATAAAATGCTGCGTTATCGCCTGTTTCAGCGTTTTTAACATCTATCTGATAAACATATGTATTACCATCTTGCACAAGTGCTTGAATAGCATTATGCGATCCAGGTACATAGTTTACTGTAAATTCCATAGTTGGAGCATCAGATTGTCCTTGAATTTGAGAACTAACTGATTGACCATAACTTGGTACATTTACAATATTAGCAGGTTTTCCAAAAGATGGAAACTCTCTTACATTAGTAACCGCAGTTGAACCATTAAAGTCACCACTACTAGCAATAAATGCTTGGTGAGTTGTGTCATTAGTTGGTAACGTAAAGTTATTATCCGCTTTGAATTTCAGACTAGTGAAAATTCCAGCACCTATATTTGATATTAGAGCCATTGTATTTTTCCTTTATATTTTTGGTTAAATTGAAATGAAATTGACAGTATAATTCACGTTGTATAAACCTGAATCTTTTGCGTCAATTCCGATGTTTGTTATAAAGCTATTAGTTGTTTGCAGATACCCAGAAATTTCTTTCCTATCTAACAAGCTTTTTAATATATCAGCAATTTCATAAGCACGTTTCATTCCTTGGCCTGCTGGCACAAAGATTTGACATACTACTTGTCCATTAGCTGATACATCAGTATTAAAAGCAAGTTCGGATGAAAAAGGCAATACACTAACCCGCACCCATTCATCAGCGTTTAATTCGCCTTGATAGTTTGCAGGAAATGCTTTTATATTATGAGAAGTCCAAGTACTTGTAGTAAAAAGATTTTCTACAGAAGTCAATAATTGTGATATTGTTGCCATATTAAATCTCCCTTCCTACTTCAATACTTAGTAAGTAACCGTTATCTTCATATTTATTAATTGAATAAGTTTTACCGCCAAATATAACACTGTCATAATTGTCTAAAACTTTAGAATCAATATCAGTAGATTTTAACATTATATCCGCATTTAATCTTGGTTTATCATCATTAGTTTTATAACTTTTGCTGATAATACCTTTTACTGTAATTGGTGATGTGCTTGAACTATTTACAGTTTGTGTATTAAAATTATAACCAGTAACGGTTATATTTGTAAACTGTATATCTTCAGCTAAATCTCCAACTAAACTAAATGCATTAGTGATGTTGTTATTAATAAGTGTTTTATAACTCATTAAGCACCTCCACTAACTCGGACACCTCTGTTATCGGTTGTTGATTCTTCATTGTAATATTTACTTATGATAGTAATTACAGAATCTGGTAACTCTTTAAAATTATCAACTCCACTAGCAGTATCGAAGATAAGTCTTACGGATCCTACTGTTAAGTCTTTAACTTTATTTTCACCAGATGCATTACTTTCAGCTGTTTTCATATTACTTATTAAATGAAGTGCCAACTCATAAGTTGCCTTTTTGATATCTTCTGGAATTGTACCATAAAAAGTAGCAGATCTATCATCTGTTAAATCTGTATAGTAACCTGACTTATTATCGTAATAAGTTATATCTCTTGGCCAAGATAAAGGATATGAGGCAGTAGGCGTAGCCGTTCCGCCCCAATCCATGTCATCAAGAATTCCAGTGGCTGTTACTAAAGCTTGTTCTACTAATGCATCTGAACTAAACCAAGTATCTGAATAAAGTCTATCATTAAAATAGTCATCAGATTCTTGTACAGTTACAAATGAATTAACTCCTTTTTGTAAAGCCATTATATTTCTCCGTATCTAATAGTTATAATAATTAACCGTGGAATATAGGGAACATACCCATTTGGTTAACATTAGTTGCATGAACTGTCCAATTAGAACCAGTAGCAAGATCAGAGTTTGCAGGGTATGCAGTTGCTGATCCAGCCCATGACATTCCTTTTGGATGCATAATATTACCCCATCTTGAGATAATAGTTACTAGTCCACCACCGTTTCCAGCTAATTCATCTCTTTCAAGAGCAGTTGGATTCGTTTGTGCAATTTCAGAATAATGCACAGCAGAAGCTTTTGCTAAGTAAGAAACTTTTAAACCAGATGGTAAGTTTGCAGTTAATGATTGGTTGTTAACAATAAGTCTAATTTTTCCACCAAGAATAGTATTAAAGTTAAAGTTACCATCAACAACTGGAGCAACGTCAAGAACGTTTTGTTTTCTCATAGTGTTGTAAGTAGCAGTATCAATTACTAAATAGTAGAAAGGCTCTTCGAATTCACCTTTAACAGCAGTGATGCCGTCTAAAAGTACATCAAAAAATGCAGATCTTTTATTTGCATTAGTCTCTAATGAGAATAAAGCATTTGGATTTGAACCAGAATCTGAACCAGTGTAGTAACCAAACGTATTTACAGTTGCCGCAGCATCAGAAGCACCAATAGTAGTTGAACCGAATATTTTATCAGCAACACCATTCATAATTGATCTTAATTGTAGATCTTCTCTTCTTGCTCTTACGCCAGCAAATTGACCACCTAAGTAAGATAGTCCATCTACTTTAGAAATAAGTTTTTGAACTGATAATTCTTCAGCAGCAATATGGTCTATATTTTTGATATAGACTGCAGATTTGTTTGATACACCCATAGTGTTTAGGTTTTTATCTGATGCAGTTTCATTTTGTTTATTGAAACCTGTAGGATCAGAAAAATCTAACCATCTTAATGTACCTGTGTAGTTTTCTCCTGAGTCAGTGATTCTTGCGTCAGAACCAACTAAAGCAGTAGAAGTTAATAACGCTGCGTCTGCTCTATCTGCTTGTGCATAAGCAGAAATAGCTTTAGCTATGTTATTAAAGTTTGAACTTGTTACAGCCATTGTATTTTCCTTTTATTATTTATGTAACATAATTGTTACGGTTATTATTATAAAAGATTTGATCTATTCAGACCATTCACCGTCAACTTTAATGTTACCTTTTTCAATATTTGAAAGTAGTTCATCAGTTGACATCTCTTTTATAGATTTGACAGGATTGTTTCCTGATGCAGGTTTAGCTGGATTTATTCCAGTTCCTGCGTTTGCTTTTACAGAAAATAAAAATGCATTATTATCGTCTTTAGCATATGATGACACGGCATCTTCAATACTTAATCCAGTTTCATGCATCCAATTTCCCGAAGCGTCTTTCTTTAAACTTCCTACAATATCTGAATAAGCCATTTTAGCTGCTTTATCAGATTTGAAGTTTAAAGAGTTAAGTTGAGTTCGCACAGCGTTATCTCTACTCAATTCTGTATTTTTTTGTTCATAAGTTTCAAGTTTAGCAGTTAATTCATTTAATTTCATTTGCATAACTTCTGAATGTTTGCCTTGTTTTTCTAAGGCTTCTATTTCAACTTTTTGCTTATCGGCTTTAGCTTGTTCAACCTGGGCTAATGCAGCATCTCGCTCTGAGTATGCAGAATCTAAATTAACTTTTATATTTTTAATTGCTTTAGAAACTTCAACATCTACAAGAGATTTTATATCTACTTGTTCTGTTTTAGTTTCTTCTTGTTTTGTTTCTTGTATTTTATTATCTTCCATTTTTTATTTCCTTTGGACACGGCCTTAGTTATATTTTATAATGTCAATAACTTATAAACATAAATTAATTTGACAATTTTTCTAATTCTTCTATAGAAAGAAGAACTCCTTGCTTATTAGAAAATTGTGATAATTTTAATTTACCTTGATTAAATATATCAACTCTTTTTTTATTTCCTAATACAGCTATTTTAACATCATTACTTTGATTTTTTAACCATTCAGCATATGTTGTTTTAGCTGGAACTTGACCATTAATAGAGGCACGGCGGCTATTAGATAAGTTTGCAAGTTTTCTTTTTTGTAATCTGTTATTTTTAATATTTGATAATTCATTAACAGATTTAATAATAGGTATTGTTGTTGATCTACAATTAAAATGTTGAGGAGGTTTTGGTGCAATATTATTATTTAATGAATAAACTTTTCCATCTAATCTAGAACAAATTAAAGATGTTCTTGAATCTAATGTTGCAACATATTGATAACCCTTAACTACATCATCATTTAATTTATAAGTTTGATTAGCTACATAATTTGAAGTTTCAGTTATAGCTGTTCTTGTTAATGTTTGTAATTGAATAGATGATAAACTTAATCCTGTTTTACCAACATCTTTAGCTATACTTATAACAGCCTTATTAGCTATCATTCCTGATTTAACAATGCCTTTTATTTTTCTTTGTTGTTGTATATTTATAGAAGCAATTTGTGAACCAAATGTACCATTAGATTTTATGATTAAATCATTAACCTTTAATGTATCATTTACACCTTTTGCTTTATAAATATTAAATAAGGCTTTAGTAAATAAATTTTTATAAAATCTAGCACTTACTCCTGCTAATTTATTTAATTCACTAATGCCTTGTTTATATATTTTTTTATAAGTTTTACGAATTTCAATATTAATAGATCTATTTAATTTATTAATATTTGCAGTACCTATATTAAGTACTTTTCTTTGTAATCTTATTTTGTGTGATGCCAAAATTTTAGAAATTTCAGTATCCAATCTCTTTTCGTAAAGAGTTAATAACGCACGGTGTTTCAGCGTTTTTGAATATACATCATCATTTATAGTCATTTTATTTCCTTAATTAACTTTTTTCATTTTCAAATGTTTTATCTTCCTCTTTTGATGATTCAGTTGGTTTATTCATTTCATCAGATATTCTTTTTGAATAGGTAGCTGATAAAATATTTAATTTATCTAAATCAATAGATGTTAACATTTTTTTATTATTAATATCAGAAAGTATTGCTATATTATTTATAACCGTATTTGGTAATTCACTTTCTTTATAATCTTTACCATCAATATTAATTGTTCTTTCTTGAACTTTATCTTTATTATCACTCATTTTATTTTCCTTTATTGTTATTATTTATATTTATTTTCTTCTTTTTCTTCTTATCGTCATTTTTTGACGTCTTATTTTTCTTATTTCGCAACAACATCTTGCCATTTTATATTACCTCTTTTTCATTTTAATACAGCTATTTCCTTTTCCTCGTCTATAGCCTTTCCAACAAGCTTTTCCTGCTTTACCTTTTTTCTTTTTATAAGCCATTATTTACCTCTTCTTTTAGCAGCTAATATTTTATCTCTTAAAGCTTTTGGAAGCTTCATTTGTTTTGCAGTTAACTTAACTTTACTTGAACTTTTCTTTTTTATTTTACTTTTTCTTTTATAAGCCATTTTATTTACCACTTTCTACAAGACCAATATCTTGCTTTTGTTTTTGGACCAGGACTAGCACAATTATGTCTTGCTCTAAAACTAGCTCTTGCTCCAGGATTATTTTTTCTTATTCTCATAGTTTTTTGACCAGCTTTTTTAGCTGATGTACCACCATGACCAAAATTAACTTTAATTACATTTCCTTTTGCATTTTTTACAAAAACTTTAAATTTTTTTACATCACCACGCATAGGTTTGTTTAATTTAACAGTACGACCTCGGTATTTTGCCATTTTAAGTATTTTCTCCTGTATTTTCAGTACACGCAAATTTAACATAAAACCTATTTGAATTAACAGTAGGTTTACCAAATGTATTTAATGTATCATTTGATAAAATATACCCATTTGTTATACAACTATGATAATCTTCAAATAAAAATTCATGCTTAACTGGTTTAAAACATTTTTCAGCTGTTCCAGAACATAACATTAATATTAAAACATATTTTACCATTTTAACCCCACAAACTTCCTGTTATAGTGCCTTTATTATACTCAGTTGCTCTACTTTCAAAAAAGTTTGCATGTTCAACACCGTTAATAACCCAATCAAGCCAACTTAAAGGGTTTTCTTTAACTTTATAATTTGGTTTTAAAGATAATTGCAATAATCTTCTATCGGCAATATATCTTATATATTTTTTAACTTCTTCAGATTTTAAACCCCTTATACCACCCATTTTAAATGCAAGATCAATAAATTTATCTTCTAAATCTACCATATCTCTAGCTGTTTGATATATATCAGATTTAAATTTTTCTGTCCATACTTCAGGATTTTCTTTAACAAGTTGATGAAATAATTTTATCATACCTTCAACATGATGTGTTTCATCTCTTATTGACCAGGTAACTATTTGACACATTCCTTTCATACGACCAAATCTTTGAAAATTAAGTAGCATAACAAATGATGCAAATAATTGTAATCCTTCACCAAATGCAGAAAAACAAGCAATATCTCTTATTAATCCTTCAACACCAGATCCTTTAGATTTAAATAAATAATTATGTTTATCTGACATTTCTTTATATTCTTGAAAAGCCTTGTAATTAGTTAATTGTGTTTCACCAATAGTATCATTAAGTAATGAATAACTATGTGCATGATTAGCTTCTGAATTAGCAAATGAACTTAACATCATTCTAACTTCAGGTGGTTTAAACTTAGGAATATACCTATCTAAATAAGCTTGAGCAATATCAACATCTCCTTGAGTAAAAAATTTAAGAATATTACTAATAAGACTTTTTTCTTCATCAGTTAATCTTTCATTCCAATCCCTAATGTCTTCGTGCAATGGTACTTCGCTTGGTAACCAGTGCATTTTTTGCATTGTGTCATAAGCTTCAAACGCCCATTCATAATCAAACGGTTTATAATGTGTTCTTGTCTTAAACAAACTCATATTTTATTTCCTTTTTATATACAATCACAAATTGTGTTGATTAAGGCTATTATAAATACATAACCTAAATAACCACCTAGCAAACCACCTAAAATGATATTGCTCCAACCCCAGTTTTTTATTAGTTTTTTCATTATCCCTCACATGCTAAGCAATCAGCTTCAGGTATTATTGTTCTTTCAACTTTTAATGATACAAGTTCAGCTCTTTTAATAGCTTCACTTCTACAATAATATAATGTTTTTAATTTTTTCTTCCATGCTAACATATGTATATCGTGTAATTCTTTTATATTTACATCAGCTGGTACAAACACATTTAATGATTGACCTTGACAAATAAACTCTTGTCTATCAGCAGCATGTTCAATTATCCATTGTTGGTTAATTTCGATCGAAGTTTTAAATACATCTTTTTCGTAATCTGACAGATCTTTGATATGCAATACCGAACCACGGTTAGCAAGAATAGAAGTCCACGTTTTATCATTGTTAATTCCTTTTGTTTCTAATAATTTTTCTAAATGTTTGTTCTTTACTAAAAAAGATCCAGACATTGTTTTTTGCACATAAGCATTTGCTCTATAAGGCTCAATACTTGGTGAAGTAGTTCCACAAATAATTGAACTAGAAGCATTAGGTGCAACAGCTAGTAAATGAGCATTTCTCATACCAGTGCCTTCCATGTCAGGCGCTTCTCCTCTTTTAATTGCTAATCTTTTAGATTCAGTAACAGCTTCAGATTTAATATGTTTAAATATATTTAAATTCTTAGCTTTAGCCAAAGCAGATTCAAACGGTATATTACATTTTTGTAAATATGCATGAAAACCCATAGCACCTAACCCAATAGATCTTTCTTGTGTTGCAGAAAATTTTGCTCTGAATACTTGATCAGGAGCATTTTCAATAAAATTAGTTAATACATTATCTAAAAATCTAATTAAATCAGGTATAAATAATTTATTATCTTTCCACTCATCATATGTTTCAAGATTAACACTTGATAAACAACATACAGCAGTTCTGTCTTCAGCAGTAGGTAAAGTTATTTCAGTACATAAATTTGAATGATGTACCTTCAATCCTAAATTTTTTTGTGTTTCAGGTAATGCATCATTGATATGATCTATAAATGAAACATAAGGCTCACCAGTGGCTACTCTATTTTCAAGTATTTTTTGCCACAATTCTCTTGCTGATACTTTTTTAACTATTTCTTTTGTATGTGGATCAATTAAATTCCATGTATCATCATAAGTTGGTTCACTAATACATTTATCAATAAGTTCCATAAACTCATTAGATATATTAATACCATGATGTAGATTTAAACATTTTCTATGTATGTCTCCACCAGATGGTTTTCTTATATCTAAAAATTCTAATACTTCAGGATGTGATATATCCATATATGCAGCATAACTACCTCTCCTAGTTTTACCTTGACTAAAAGCCATTATTTCTGAATCAACTACATGTAAAAAGGGTATAGAACCAGATGATTGAGATCCACCTGAAGTCATTGTTCCATCAGACCTTACATCACCCCAATAGCCACCAATACCTCCACCTATTGATGTTAACCAAGCATTTTCAGTATAATGACCAGTTAATCCCTCTCTACTATCACCAACATAATTTAAAAAGCATGAAATAGGCATACCCCGACCTGTGCCTCCATTACTTAGAATAGGTGTTGAATACATAAACCACATTTTTGAGGCATAATCATATATCCTATTTGCCATCTCCTCATTATCTGAATAAGCTTTTGCAGCCCTCATAAATGCTTCTTGTGGTGATGTTTCTTCGGGTAAAAGATATCTGTCTTTTAATGTTGTTTTACCAAAATCTGTTAGTAAATTATCTCTATCGTTTATTATCATATTATTCATTACCTTATTTTAATTATATTACCATATAAGCTTTTGCAGCAAGTATAGTAATAGAAGCTAAGTATATTGTTAAAAATATAAATAGTGTGTATTTCATTTTCTTTCTTAAATATGGCCTCCTTGATATAAAGCCAATATTAACATTAATGTTAGTATAATTGTATTAAATTGCCACCAAGTCATACAATCCCCCTATTAATCCTCTTCTTGTTGAATAGAGGAAAGTTCTTGTTGAAATTGTTCTCTAGGAGATATAATTCTTTCATCATTAGAAATTTCATCTAAACCACTAATATCATTATAATCAGTTGGTAAAGCATCATTATGTTTTGCTATTTCTATAAATGTTGATCTTGGAATTAATCCACCTTGATACCATTCAGTTATTAATCTCATCCAATCAGAACCTCTTGGACTAGGATTAAAGTCACTAGATAAATTAAATCTTATATCAGTTTCAGAAATATTTATATCATATCTCCAATTAATCATGTGTTTAATAATTTTTTTCATAGACTCAGAAACTTTTGCATTTAATGTAGCAAGTGCTGCATTTTGAGATGCGTTTCTAAGTGATAAAGCTACACCGGATTGATCGGAATTGTTAGGCTCTAAGCTTAACATTTTTACACCAATTCTAGTTAATTCATCATATGCATTTTTAATAGCTGCTTCCATATCTTTTAAAGCATCTGTAGGTGTTTGTAATGTTTCAACACTGTCATCTTTATTAACAAACATCCAAGTACCTAATCCTTGTCTTACAAGATCGTTCTTTTCAGTATCTGATAATGAATCTGATTTAACTACAGGTGTATATGTTGCAGATAAATATAATAAATGGTTTCTTCTTGATATTTTATTATATAAAGCAATTTCTCTATTAACAATAGGTGTCATCATAGGATCAACCGTATCAATTGAACCGTTTAATGGAAAAAATGGAATATAATCCATTCTATCACCATTTATAAATAAATTACTATTTGTACCTTTTGCAATCCATTCATCTGTTAATTGATCAAAATTATAATCAATACCACCATCAATAAATGAAGGAGTATCTGATGTATTTCTAATAAATGTATTAATATTATATAATCCGTTTTCATCTAATTTATGTACTTGTACAGTATCTATATATTTTGGATGATATGGTGAATTTGGATCGTCTTCTAATGTAAAATATCTTGTTATAAGTTGATTTAATTTAACTTGACCTTTATAATCTGTATCTATAGACCAATTAACAATATTTTCTGCTGTATGTAATATTGGATAAGGTTTAACCTGTCTTCTTTCTTCAGGTGTTAAATTTTCTAAATCAACTGTTGGATAATCTATTTGTACCCATGCTCTTGAAGTTTGCATTTCTTCCCATAAAGCATTTCCTAAAAATGATAATAAGTTAGATTTATCACTTCCTATTTCATCTAAAATCCAAGATTTAGCTTCTATAGGTGCATTATTTATTTCTAATAATGGCTGTTTACGTAATAAACCACCAATAATCATTTTAGCAAATTCTGATGTAACACCTGGAACTTCAGCCTCAGCTTTATAAAAATCATATTGAGATTGAGTCATTGTAGGGTTAAAAGGTAATAATAAATTATCAGAACTTGGTACTGTATCGAAATCTTTTGTATATGATGGACCTTGAACAACTGCTCTGTTTCGTTTCCATTCATTTACTTGACTCAGGTATTCATCATTTGGATATCCCGGGCCTTTTGTAGTTCTTCCTGATTTAACAATTGAACTATTTGTATATTTTATTGACATTATGTGTTTTCCTAAAACGTTAGTAGAGAAGTTACAAACTTACTCAAATTAAAATTAAAAAAAGTTTTGATTAGCCGTCGATGGAATCAAAAAAAATTGAATCGTGTGAAAGTGCAAATGACCAACCGACCGACTCCGGGAAGGGGGGATCGGGTCCTTTTTATTTTTACGCCCCAAGCCCATAACGCCCCGAGCCTCATTATTTTTAGTCAGTTCTATTCAAATTGAAAGCGCTCAGTACGTACAGCCACCTTTACCAGGCTAAACATAGTTTTTACTAGGCTCTAGGCGGTTAAAATTGAAAAAGCTCGGACCGAATGATTGGCTTTCGGACCACACAATTAAATAAAAGCCTTAAACACCAATGGTAAAGTGCCATTTGATTAATAGCTACCATTGATTAACTTTATTATGTATATTGATATAAGCACAGCTTAAAATGACCACCCTTTATCACGGATAACTTGTGGTTTATGTTTACCTATCGGGTATAGAAATTCACATATATATCTTATGCCATCAGAAAAGTGTTCAACACCTTTTGATTTATCTATAATGGCATTATCCATACCTGTAGTAAAACCTTCTTTCCAAGTGGTTGTTTCAATTGAAGCAATTGTTCTTGGTGTTTTATTTTTATTAAAATATAATCTTGTATTACCTTTAGCATCTTTTAGTAAAGCATTAACACTATTAACACTATCAATTATAGGTGGTTGCTTTGACCTAGCTAACACCTTAAACCCAGCATTTCTTAATATACTAAAATCAGTACTACCTGTAGCAGCACTTGTTTTCATTGCTCTACCTGAAGCATCAGGATAACATATTATATCTCTATTTTTATATCGACCTTTTATAGATCTTATTAATTGATGAGTATCAGCATTACCATAAAACTCATCCAATGCATGTAATTGGTTACCTCTATGACACCATACAGTTGAAGCCATTATCTTAACATTAAAATCAATGCTAATATGTATTGGCTCACCTGGCTCAATTGGTAACAAATTATCTGTTACATGTATATCTCTATTAAAATTGTAAAATACAGCATCACCAGTATTATTAAAGGTGGCACAATATTCTTGGTTAAATGATTTTTCATCCATTGTAACCCGAGCAAGTTCAATTTCTTCTTTCATATCTGGTCTAACTTGTTCAGCAGTAAATTGCCAAGACTTCCATAAACCATTTTTATCTTCTTGACCTTTAACCCATAATTTATAAAAGTCATTGGTTATTCCTTTTGGTGTACTTATTACAAATACACTTGCTCTTCTTTGTGGATCTGAAGTCATAGGTAATATAACCTCAGTAAATGCATTTTGTTTAATAAAAGCAAATTCATCTAATACAATAAATGTAGGAGATGGTGAAATACCTCTTAAACTATCTGGTCTATCAAACCCTTTTAAGGTAATCTTGGACCCATTAATAAATCTTATTTCTAAATCAATTTCTCTTGGATAACCATTTATGTGATCCGGATGAACAAGACTTTTTAATGTTTGCCAAATAGATTCCCTAATCATTGAAACAGTGGGTCCAATAATTAAAGCTCTTCTATTCGGTTTTTCTAAACAGTGATTATATGCAGCAACGGCTGCTAAATATGATTTACCAACTCTTCTTCCAGAAGCCATAATTTTAAATCTGGCCGGATCAATTAAAACTTCCTGTTGAAAATCGAAAAGTTCTATTTTATGATTCATATTTATTTACTATATTTAGAATATATATCCAAAGATTTGTTATTATGCTCTCAATTAGCTTGTTGTAAAACTATATCTCTTAATCTTTCAGCTCTTGAACCAACTTGTTTAGCCCATAAACTATCCATCATTTCAACAGATGCTTCAGCCCATTGCTCATCATTAATTGCAGCAATAAATTTTTTAAATTTAGTTAATCTTGGAGCACCCATATTAAAACACATATTAACAAGCACTAATTGTATTAAATCAGGTTTAAATTCTAAATCTGAAAATATTTTTTTAGTTTCATTAATATATAATTGAACATCAGAATTAAATACTTCATTTACCCTATCTTCAGAAATTTTAGTTCCAATAGGTTTACCATATTCAGGATCTTTTTCAGTAATTAAATGACCTATACCAAATGTAGGATATCCTAAATGATCATTATAAATTTCGTATTTAATACCTTCATCAATTTTTAATTGTTCTCTTAATTTATCTATATTCATTGTTTATCTTTATTGTTGTATTTATCGTTTTCAAAAGTTAATTTGAACTTAGGTAAGTCCTTCATGTGCTCTTTTCTAACTCTTACGTTTAACATGCTGTTCACACACCAAGAGGAATCCAAACGGGATAATTGTAAAAGAAGCTCAAAAAGTTTAGTCGTAGCTTTTGATTTAGATTCAAAAACTATTTCTTTATGACTTACCAGCTTATCTTTGATCATATTTGATCCAAAATAAGTAGCTAATGCCGTTCCGTATTTACCGGTAAAACCAATATAGTAAGAACCGTCGGTATAGTATGTGATGTATACTTTATAAACTTTCTCAGTTTGTTTCGTCTTCATTACTTGCGCCTTGATCTATAACAGCTTCACTATTTTGTAACTCTATTGCGGGTTTAAGCGTTGGTTCAGTTTTTTGCACAATAGTTAAAATTGGCACATTTGCCTGTTGCAATGAAGCCTGACCAACTGGTTGCTTTTGATACCCGTATTCCAAAAGCTTTTCAGCTATTCGAACTCGTAAATTTTGTGATCTAAAATCATCTTTGCCTTTAAGCTTAGATAATTCTTTGACTAATATATTAATAGGATCTATACCTAATTTTTTTAACTTATCTATACTTGATTTATCTATGGTACTTTTTTCAACTGTACTTTTTGGAGGCCTACCAGCCCCAGGCCTAGCTCCGCCCTTTCCAGCCATAATTATACCGCCTATCAAATTAAAGTTATTTTAATATATAAGTCACAAGCTATTAAAACTTTCGACCACATACAACAACGCTCTGTTGTCTGTAAGGTATAGAAATAGGTATTTTGACGCCTTTGGCATAAATTAGCCTATAGCTTATTAGGCTTATATAGGCTTATATACTTATATATATATTTATTTATGGCTTATAAGGCTTATATAGGCCTAAGGCTTATATAAGCTTATATAAGCCTTAAGCTTTACGTTTTTCTGTAAGACATAGAATTAGGAAAAGCTTTATAAATTATAAGTTTTTTTCTCTTAATCTTTTAGCTTTAAAAAGATTAATTCTACCTTCTTTAGCTTTTCTTACTTTTACTTCAGATGGTTTTTCATATCTTTGCCTTTCACGGTATGTTTTTAATATACCTAATTTGCTAGATTTATTTTTCATTTTACGAAGTGCTTTTTCAAGATTATTATCTCTTACAATAACAATAAAATTACCTCGTTTTTGTGATTTATTTATTATAACAATTACCTCCTCTCTAAATTATTAAATTTATTAACATACAAACAATGAAACCTAAACTAAACCAAGTTACTTCTTGTTTGTTATTAGAACAAAACCAGTATATTTTTTCTATACCTTCACCAATTTTTTCTAATATTGGATATACATATTTATCAAACATTTTTTCTCCTATTGTTATGCAAAGGCAAATTCAGATTGTAATATTTCACTACTATCTAAATTACCACGTTTAATCATAGGTACCAAATTTCCAGTTTCATTTAATATATGTTGAAGTGGATCTTGGTCTATAATATATTTAAATTGTTCTCTGATACATTTTTGCATATCAACCACATTACAAGCATGTGAACCATAACTGTCATGTGCTGATACAATATCAAAGTTACATTTATCAATTACAAGCATTAAATGTAATGAGTCCAAATTATGAATTGTATTAGGACTTATTCCAGCCTTAGCCTTACTAATATTTTGTACTGCTAATTCTGTTTTAATAATTAATTCTAATTGATAATCCCATTTATATGATTTATCTTGATTTTGTACATATAAACCGTCATGAACAAATACAATACCACGTTTATATTTGACATATTTTTGTGTAAAAGGAAAATTGCTTATTAATGTTTTATGAAAATACTGTTTACCAGTAGTTTTCATATATATTTCACAATTATCTTTAAACAGTCTCATTGTTTCTGAAACCATAGGAAATTCTTGTTCAATTGTTAAATAAACAAGAGCACCTAAAGCCCTAGCCGCTGAATGTTGTTTATTACTCAAATATACATTATCTATATCTCTAGTATCCTGTATTATTTGTTCACCCATACCTTGTTTGGTTGCACTATAACCATAAGTCATAACATTTCGTTTAACAATTTTACGCCATTCTTTAACGGTAAATTTAGACTTATCCCAATAAATAATATCAGTTAATTTAAGTTCCTTTTTATATCTTCTTTGATACCATTTAATTAGTTTTTTATATAGCTCAGATTTTTTATTATTATTTAATTCAGCATTTCTAAACCTATTTCTAAGTTTTTCTATACCTTTAAAATATAAATTATAATAATCTAATGCTATATGATCTGCTTTTTCTGCTTCCTTATGCATTTTATCCACAACAGAAACTGCTACATGTGAATACATATCACCTGGCTTATTATTTGTTGTAGGTTTTACATTAACTAAATGTGCATGGTTATCATCCCTAGCTAAACTAAATAGCCATTGCAAGCCATTGTTAGATCCATCTCTATAACAAATGGTATATGATATAAAATCTTCAACATTACCCATTGCTACAAAATGTTCATCTAATTTAGCTAATTCCATAACCGCTGATAAAAATTGAAATGGTTCTTCTGCTTCCATCCAACCTTTTGCACTGCAGGGATCCTTACCCATTTTAACAAAGTTATAATATTCTTTTTCTACAAATTTAACTTTGTCTTCATGTGCTAATTTATCTTCACCAAACATATTAGCTATATGATGATAAAATTGATTTAATCCAGTTTTACCTAATGGTTTACCTTCAGCAAATGAAAGCATACCTTTAGCATTATCTGAATTAAGTTCATTTAAATAAGCTGATAATGGATATAATCTACCACGGTTATCTGCTTGATATTGTTGATAAAATACTTTTCCAACAAACGGCTTAGCCGCATTTAACACTTGTTCAGCCTCTCTTTTCTTAGCCAATGCTCTTTCTTTTGATATTGTTTTAACTGAATTATGTTCAAAACAATTCTGATTATTTTTTAATGCCCATTGATAAACATTAAATATTTCAGGTTTTACATAATAAGCTACTGATTGCTTTTTATTTACTGCATTTAATACAATAGGTGTATTATATTCATTAATATTTGCTAATACATCTTGATTAACATTTTTAATTAATCTAATTTCTTCACCATTATCTATTTTTACTGTACCAAACTTCCATTCAGGAGCCCGGGATAATAAAGGTTTATATGGATCTGAAACTTCAGAAAATTCTTTTACTAATTTTCTAAGATCATTTCTATTTTTACCTGCATAAACTTTATAAACAGTTTTAACTTTATTATGTTGATAATATTCTCTAATTAATTTAACAACAACCATAAATAATGTGCTATATGAATTAATTATAAATACACCTAACTTTAATGATATTGATGCCTTTTTATTTATTTTGTAAAAAGCTAATATTCTATCACCAATAGCAATAGCTAATTGTGTTAGATTTTGTCCTTCAGATACACCAGTTGCTATCATTGAATGACTTAATTGTATTGCTATATTAAAATCAATTTTATGATTATTAATAACAGTTATAACATCTGGTTTTCTATTGCTATTAGTTTTATTTGACAGTTTATCAAACAACATCTCCATTTGAGTTCTTATTTTTATTCCTACTGGACCTAGCGTTTCTAAATTGTTCAGCTGTTCTTTTAACATGTTTTTTCCTCCTATTTATTCTTAATAGTTCATTTTCTATTTTAGTAATTTCAGATCCATAAATTTCGGTCAATGCTTTCATAGCTTTAATTTGATCTTGACATTGTATTTTACTTTTAATTAATTTTTTTTGTTTTATTAACAAAGACCTTAATTTATTTTCTCCTGTATTATCTACTATTAATTTTAGATGAGATTTTATCATATTTTAAATCTATTTGATCAATACCTTTATGTAAAAGATCCATATCCTCCGTTATAGCTTGAAATGATTTATTAATAATTATTCCTATTTGTATTTGATCAAATTGCATTCTATTTATCTTTACAGTTAAATCTTGATTAAAGACAAATAGAATAACAATTGAAAAAACTAAAACAAATAATAACCACATTGGTATTTCTATCATTAGTTTCTTTCCATAATAAATTGATAATCAGTTTCACCAGCTATGGTTGGTCTGAAATCTTTTATTATATTACCTGTTAGTTTATTTTGTGCTCTGTTTTTATTATCAACCCAGCTTTTAGTTTCTAATATATTATCAATAACTAAATTGGGATTTTCTAAATCAAAGCCCTTAATTCCAACATAATGAAATGCTTTGGTAATACGATTTTCATGCTTTTTAAAATATGTTTCATCATATCCACCAAATTTTCTAGAATTGTCATTAGGTTTCTGAGGTTTTCTTACATCAGATCCTTTTATAAATTGCCAATTCTTGTCATTGTTCATTTTATTTTGTAATGCTGGAATAGCAGTTACAACTTTACATCTTCCATAATGGCCTGTTGTATGATTGAAATTATGTGTTGCAATCTGAGCCAAGTTTTTAAATATGGGATAACCTATACCTAATCCTTGAAAGTCAGGAAGCACAACCACTCTTCCAATATTATAACAAGCTTTTAATTTTGGATGAGGAAAAGCATTTAAAGAGCCATAACCTACTAATGCATTATTCCAGTAATACAAATAACAATGTGGAGTATTAGCAGGAAGTTCAGCAGTTAAATAGTGATGCTGTTTAAATACGCTCCAAGCACTTTTGTCGGCTTTTCTAATTTCCAAAGTAATGTTTGGTCGCCTGGCTAACCTTTCCGTGCTTAAGATTCCAGTTTTGGTATCAAATATCCAATCCGGTCTTAACCACTCAATAACATCATAATGGCATCCAACCAATACGATATTTTTTAAGTCTTTTCTATCAACATATTTTCTTATGCTATTAGATAATGCCTTAGCCACATTTCTATCTATAACAGAAGTAAATTCATCTACCACTGCTCCAGATTTAAGAGCCATAGCCATTTGAGCTCTAAATTTTTGACCGGTTGATAATGTTTGATATGGTTTAAGTTGATCAGGTATACTATTTAAAGCAACTGCTGATAATTTTTCACTTGCTTCATCATAAGATGAAAAATGTGATGCAACCGCTTTATTGGGATCCCATATATATTCCTCTTCATATAATCCTAATGTTTTTAATATAGAACTTTTACCTGAACCGCTTGGTCCAACTATTAATCCTATACCAAAATTTTTTGGCATATCAAAACTTGGAACAGTAAAACTATTTTCTCCTGTCCAAGCAAAATCACTAGCAGAACTAATTCTGTCAGTAATAGCATCTTTTTGAACTTTACTTTTTAGTATTGTCATTATTATTCTCCTATGTTAATTTAATAAATATAATTAGCAATTCCATTTCCTAATATTACAACAATTATAGCAAATATAGTTAGTTTCATATTTTCTGACATTATTCCTCCTTATTAAGGTTGTTTTGTTTCATTAATAACCTTTTAAATAATTGTTCTTCAAAGGTTAATTCATATCGGTTATTATCATAAAAATTATTAGGTAACAACGTAAGTTCTTTTGGTTCATTACCTATTTTATAAATAATATCCAAATGATATTCATAACTGATCCAAGTCCGTCTAGGATTTTTTAAATCTATTAATTTAACAGACTTGGAGCCAGTTAATTTCTCCACCAGTTTATTATTAACATCAAGGAGCAATTTATCTTTATCAAAGATAGGTGGCGGTGGTGGTAACTCATTTTTTTTATTAGTCATTTTTTTTATATTAGGTTTAAGCATATTTTTTCCTGTTTAATTGAAAATGTAGTCATATCATCAAATTGATCTCCAATAAGCATACATAATTCTGTAAACTCATTTAAAGGTCTTTTTGTCCCATTAATTTTTTGATCTGCTTTTAAACCTTTTTGAACATGATCTATTCTTTTATTATTTTTTTTAGTTATTCTCATTATTTATCCTCTATGTAAATATTTGATCCAATAATAACCGTTGTTTTTAGGATTATTAGAACCAAAAGATTCAAGTTGACCATTTTCAGTTGTAATATTACCTCTTGGTGTTTTATGAGGTGCTTTATAACTGTTTGGTTTTAATATATTACCATTTGTATTATCAATAAATGAATGTACAGCATTTTCAATAATAATTTTGGTATATTTTCTGCCTTTAACCATTTCAACTTTACCAATATTTAAACTTGGAAAAGCAGTTTTCATATAAGTTTCATATCTTAATTTTACTAAATCAAGATATTTTTCTGTATATTCTTTTATATAATTAATTACCATTATTTATCCTCCTCCATTATTTTAGTTTTTAATAATTGTTCAAATACAAAAGTTTTTGCATATTCAACTCTGTATTCTTTAAGATCAACCGTTAATTGATTTAAAGCGACTGTATGTGAAGCATTTCTAAATTTAGCATTTTTAGGTTCAATACCATCTTTAATAAAATCTTCATTAAGTTTATATAAAGTGCCTATAGTTGAAATAGCATTCATTATATTAGAAATAAAATATAATTGTGTTTTTCTATTTTCTAAAACACCCTTTAATAACTCTTTTGGTTTTCCATATAACCAATATCCAGCATTTACAGATTCAAATCTTGGATATTTTTGACATAACATTTCAATTTCATCATCCACATTAATATCAAATCCTCTTATTGGTTTATTCATATTATCCTCCTATTTATATTTATTTAACTTTTTTAACGTACCATCTTTTACTTGCTTCAAATAATACTGGAAAAACTTTAGCAATTTCTAAAGCCGTGTTTGTTACCAAGACTTTATAATGACGTGTTCTTTCCATTCTATTATTTTTAAACTCAACTTCTAATTTAGAAGCTAATTGATCATAATTAGTAAATTTGTGTCTAATTATATCAAATTTCTCATCCATTGGGTAAAATGAACTGCTTAAAACAGTATCTTTTGCCTTTTGAATATTTTGTATTTGTATTTGCATAAAATTCTCCGTTGTTTCACATCTTAACCCTGAATGGTTTTTTAGGCCATCAGGGTTAAATTAGGAGTAATTATTTTTTATAATTCCAAGCTTTATCGAAAAGATTTTTAGCACCTTTCCAACTTTTGAAACCATATTCTTTAGCAAAATCCATACTTGAACTAAATATGAATCCTGTTCCTTTTGGTGTTAAATCTATTATTTTAGCAATATCTTCAACTTTTTTAGCAGATTTAATTTTATCATTTTCAAAATGAAATTCTAATCCGCCTTTTTCTGCATGTACTACTATCATCATATTTTCCTCCGTTGTTAATTATAAATAAAAACCATCTAAAAATTTAGGTGGTTATCATTTGTAATTGTGATCTATTTAGAACTATTGGATGGTTTTGATATCAACTTAGCCGATAAAGATAAACTAACCCTCGGCCAGGAATTTCTACTCGGTTGATATTCCAATAGGAATTTTTAGATCCCTGTAACCCTTAAAGTTGCGGTTTAGCCCCATTTTACTGGTATTTTAATATACCCGCTGAATTTTTATGTTTTTTACTTTGTAGATCCTGAACTAAAAAGATAATTAATAAATAAAATTAACTATCCATATTTATACAACACCATAGCAAATAAGAAAGCTTTATTATATAATAAATAGCAATTAGTTTCCTTATATACGTAGGCCGATAATTGTATACATTTTTTGTAGATAAATAAACACTACGAAAATGGAAATATTTTGGAATTTTCTGAGATTGATTTGAACCTGTCTGTAAGGTATAGATTTTGAAATCCTAATTCTATGTCTTACAGAAAAACAAAAACGAAACTAAGCTTATATGAGCCTATTGCTTAAGTCCTAATTCTATACCTTACAGAGAAGCTAATAACTAATCAATTAATTAATTAATCTATTTTTATAGCCAATATGTTTTATATCCTCCTAATATATTGGCTTTATAAATAGATTAATTATTAACAGGAGGATAAAATGCGTGATGATATGCGTTGTGAAGAATGTAAAAACACAACCAAACCGGACGAATTTACATGCAATTGTTTGTGTTTAAATTGTGGTCCTTGTGACGAGAACGGATGTGAATATGGCAAGAAAGTTCAAAGCATTTGTGGAACGCCCGAAGCCAACAAAGAGGATTAGGGTTCATAAAAAGTCTAAAAGTAAAGACGAAAAACGAATGTTTAAAAAATATAACAGACAAGGTAGAAGGCCTTGATAATATAATAGGAGAAAATAATATGTTATTAAATAATGTAGATCTAAGTTGGGTAAAACTTGATCCTAAAAATCCAGACATGGGCTTTGATAAAAAGTCCCCTCAGTTTTCATGTACTGTAAAAACTGCAGATAAAACTAGTGCTGAGGCTTGGAAAAAAGCTGGTATAAATGTAAAACCAGCCGAAGAAAATGGTAGTGTTGTTTACACGGCCGCATTAAAAAAGAAAATTTATGCTGATGCCGATGGTAAATATAATACGGCTCCACCACCTGTAGTTGATAAATCTTTACAGCCGATACTTGATACAAGTTCTATTGGAAATGGATCCAAAGGAAATGTTCAAGTTAAATTTAAACCATACGAATATATGGGTAAAAAAGGTATATCAACTCAGTTGTTAGCCTTACAAATTACTGATCTTGTAGAATATCAAAGCGGAGATAAATTAGAATTTGCAGCCATTGATACTGATAAAGACGTAATTTAATTGCATAATTTGGCTGGGCTTAACGGCCCAGCTAAATTCTATGCCTTACAGAGAGAATTATGATGGACAAATTATTTAAAATGCACACATTTAATATTGATAAAAAATGGTTAGATCTTATTAAATCTGGTGAAAAGAAATCTGAAATTAGAAGATATTATTTACCGCTGGAAGGCAAAAAAGTTGGTTTAATGAATAATGATACTGATAAAATAGAATTAATTATAACTATTGGTATAATATTAGATTTAAAAGAATTAGAACCAGAAGATTTAGAACTTATATTTGAAGAAGCTAAAATTGATGAAGAATTTAAAAAATATTATCCTTGTAATTATTTATATACAATTAAAAAGGTTGAAACGGTTCATTAATGAAAACAATTATATTAACATTATGGTTTATGAGTGGCGGTTCAATTGACTTAGTTGTTAAAGTAGCACCTGGTGAATTTTGTGAAGATGTTTATATGAAACAAATTGTTTGGAAAGAAAATCCAAATTATGAACCAGGCAGTTATGATATATGGGGTTATTATACTTATAATAATAAACCAATATTTGCTCATACTTGTATGGAACAAGATAAAAAAACTTATTTTTATTATAACGAAGGAAAATAAATATGATTATAGGAGTTGCAGGATATAAAGGCTCAGGAAAAGATACAATAGCAAATGTATTACAAACCAGTTTTGGATTTGAAAAAATGTCATTTGCACAACCAATTAAAGATTTAATACATTATACATTTGGTATAGACAAAGCTATATTATCTGGTGATAATGGTGAAAGAATATTTAGAGAAGAACCTATGCCTGATTGGTTTTATTTATCTCCAAGAGATATGATGCAAAAAATAGGTATGGCTTTTAGAGATGAATTACATAAAGATATATGGGTAAAAATATTGGAACGAGATATTAAAGATACAAGAAAAAATATTGTTATACCTGATGTTAGATTTAAAAATGAATTAGAAATGATTAACAAATATGGTTTTTGTGTTGGTGTTCATAGGCCAGGATATAATGGTGATGATCATAGATCTGAACATGGTTTAGATAATGTTGAATTTCAAAAAGTTTTTGAAAATAATAATTCACAAGAAATGCTTTATGCACAAGTTTATAATTACTTTAAGGATAAATTAAAATATGAAAATAATATATGATATTGAAACAAACGGTTTATTAAATACAGTTACTAATATTTGGATAGCTGTTACTAAAAATATAGATACAAATGAAATAGTAACATTTAGTGATTATGATCCAAATAGCAAACCGTTAAATGAATTAATATCATATTTAAATAAATGTGAAGTTATTATTGGACATAATATAATTGCATTTGATAATGTTATATTAAATAAATTATTAGGATGGAAACCTAATAATATTAAATTTATAGATACAATGTTATTATCTCAAATGAATAATTATAGAAGAGAGGGAAAACATTCATTAGGTAATTTTGGTAAATTATTAAATGATGCTAAAGGTGATTTTAAAGAATTTGATAAATATTCAGAAGCAATGAAAGTGTATGCAATTCAAGATGTAAATTTAAATCATAAAGTTTATAATTATGTTGTTAAAGAGGCACATGAACTTATAACAAACAGACCTACTTATAAAAAAGCATTACAAACTGAACATGCTATAGCTGAATTATGTTCTGAACAAGTTAAAAATAAATGGAAGTTTAATTTATTATTAGCTAAAAAGCATTATGAATATTTAACTTTTGAAATGAAAAAAATTGAAGATAAAATTAATCCAACTTTAAAACCTAGAAAAGTATTTATTGATAAAGAGCCTAAAACAGCTAAATATTTACAAGATGGTAGATTTAGTTCTGTTAGTGCAAGAATGTTATCACAATTTTTAGGTAAAGAAATTAAACAAACTGATACTGATAAATGGAAACCTAATGATACATTTCAAAGATATGAAATGATTGAAGCAGATCTTGGTAATATGGAACAAGTTAGAGGTATGTTATTAGATAGTGGTTGGAAGCCAACACAATTTACTCCTAAGGGAGAACCAAAAATAACTCCTGATAGTGTTGATACTATTAAAGGTGATTTAGGTAAAGAAATATTACATTATTATAGTTTAAGATCAAGACATTCAGTTTTAAAAGGTTGGATTGAACTTGCTGAAGAAAATAATGGACGTGTTTATGTTGAAGCATTTAATGTAGGTACACCAACATTTAGACAAAGACATTCTAAAATAGTAAATGTACCTAATGTTAATTCATTTTTTGGTAAAGAAATGAGAGAATTATTTACAGCTGATGATGGTAAAATTATGGTTGGTTGTGATAGTGCAGGTAACCAAATTAGAGCTTTATGTCATTATTTGAATAATAAAGATATAAATGAACATGTTTTAAATGGTGATATACACCAAAGAACAGCAGACATTGTAGGTGTTAGCAGACAATTAGCTAAAAGCTTATTATACGCTACAATTTTTGGTGCGGGTTTTGCTAAATTAGGTAAAATGGTAAATGGAATTGAGGATTTAGAAAAAGGTAAAGAAGTTAAAAATAAATTATATGTAGCCTTTCCTGGATTAAAAGAACTAAATAATAGATTAAATAAATTTTTTTATACAACACAAAATAAAAACGGTATGGGTTTTATTCCAGCATTAGACGGAAGAAAAATATATGCTGAGTCGTCATTTAAATTGTTAAATTATTTATTACAAGCATATGAAGCAATTACAGTTAAATCAGCTGTTGTTAATGCTTTTAAAATGTTTAAACAAGAAAAATTAGACGTTGATATGCTTGGGTTAATTCATGATGAAGTTCAAGTTCAAACTAAACCAGAAAATATTAAAAGAGTAAAAGAAATATTATCTTATTCATTTGGTGATTTTATTACTAAAGAATTAGATTTAAATATTCAAATGGCAGGAGATGCTAAAGAAGGGAAAAACTGGTATGAAACCCACTAATAAAATAATTGGTATTGTTGATGGTGATGTATTAATATATAGAGCCTGCAATAAGTCCATAAAGGAAAATTTAGATGTAAAAAAGACATTTGATGAAATATATGATGAAGTAAAACAAAATACTGCTTGTGATAAATATAGTTTACATATTTCAGGCGGTGGTAATTTTAGAAAAGAAATAAAACAAAACTTTTTACAATATAAAGGTAAAAGAAGAGAAAAACCAGAAAATTATTTAGAATGCCGTGAGTATATAATTAAAAAATATAAACCTGTTATGGTTCCTAAATATGAAGCTGATGATACAGCATCTGTTGAAGCATTTAGGTATATTAAAAATGGACAATTATATATGCTTATAACTTTAGACAAGGATTGGAAAACTATTGGCGGTTTATTTTATAATTTATTATATAATAATTTATCAGCTGTATCTAAAATTGAAGGAATAGAATTTTTCCATCAACAATTACTAACAGGTGATGCTGTAGATAATATTCCAGGTATTGAAGGTGTTGGTCCGGTTAAAGCAAATAAGATATTAAAAAATAAAACTTTAAATGAACAATTTGAAGCTATTATTAAAGCATATAAAAAACATTATCCAGAAGATTTTTTATCAAGATTAAATGTAATGGGCACAATGTTATATCTTATTAAAGATTTTAATGATCATTCAAAATGGTCAATAGAATACTGGAGAAATTATTTAAATGGCATTTAATCAAAAAAAATATAATCAATCTATTAGGGGTATTGCTGTTACTGCTTGCAAAGCCTCTAAAAGACGAGCTAAAATAAAAAATTTACCTTTTAATTTAACATCTAATTATTTGGAATCTATTTATCCTAAAAATTCAGTATGTCCAATCCTTGGATACACAATGAAAGTTTCAAATATTAGTTTAGGAAAATTAAGTCCAACATTAGATAGAATAGATCCTAGATTAGGATATGTAAAAGGCAATGTAGAATTTGTAACAAATATAGCAAACCTTATGATGACCTCTGCAACTGGAAGAGATATTAAAAGATTTGTTAAATGGGCTACAAAAAGATATAATATAACAAGAGAGGAAATATATGGGTAAAAACACATCATTTATAAAACATACAAGTTGTGAAAGTTGTGGTTCATCAGATGCAAATGCTGTTTATTCTGATGGGTCAGCTTATTGTTTTAGTTGTAGAAAAAACACAGCACCTGGAACACAAGATATTGAAATAGAATTTAATGTAATTCAGTCACAATTAACATTGGATCAAATAGAACAGTTACCAATAGATACATTTAGAGGTATATCCAAAAAGGTTTTATATAATGCTGGTGTTAAAATAGAATATGATGATAAAAGAAATATAACAAGTCATTATTATCCTATAACCATAAATAAAAAAGTTAAAGCATATAAGAAAAGAATAGTTGTTACTAAAGACTTTAGGGTTATTGGTAAAGCTGAAGTACCTGAATTATTTAACCAAGTTAATAGTGGTAAAAGAAAAAATTTAGTTATTACTGAAGGTGAAGTTGATTGTTTATCAATATTAGAAATGCTTACAAAAGCTAAGGCTCAATTTGATGTTGTATCAATTGTTAATGGAGCTCAAAGTGCTAGAAGAAATATTGCATCTAATTTAGATTTTGTTAATAAATATGAAAAAGTATTTATAGCATTTGATAATGATGAGCATGGCATTGAGGCTGCAAAAGATGTTGCACATATTATTAAACCTGGTAAAGCACATATTGTAAATAGTATTCATAAAGATGCTAATGAAGCTTTATCAAAAGGTTTAATTGATGAATATTTACAAGATGTATGGGGTGCTAAAGTATATAAACCTGATGCATTTATTACTGGTGAAAAAATATGGCAAGCATTTAAAGAAAGATCTGAAATTAAATCAATTGCTTATCCTAATTGTTTAAAAGGTTTAAATGATAAATTATTTGGAATGAGATTAGGTGAAATTACTTTATTTACATCTGGTACAGGTTCAGGTAAATCAACAGTTGTTAAAGAAACTATTTTAAATTTATTAGATAAAACTAAAGATAAAATAGGTTTAATATCTTTGGAAGAATCTATAGGTGATACAGCAACTAAATTAATTGGTATGTCTATTGAAAAAAATATTAGAATGCCAGGTGATGTAACTGATGAAGAAGCTAGAAAAGGTTATGAAAAAGTATTTGGTGATGAAAGATTAATATTATTAGACCACCAAGGATCTGTAGCTGATAGTTCTTTATTAGATAGGATTGAATATTTAGCAGCTTTAGGTTGTAATTATTTAATACTTGATCATATTACAATTGCCGTAAGTGAAGGAGTTGATGGTGCTACAGGTAATGAAGCTATTGATAAAGTAATGAGTTCTTTATTAAAAATTGTTAAAAGATATAATATACATCTTACATTAATATCTCATTTAAGAAAAAGTTCAGGGGAAGGTAAATCTTTTGAAGAAGGTATTATGCCTAATTTAGATTCTATAAAGGGATCTGGAAGTATAAAACAAATAAGTTTTGATATTATAGGTTTTGCTAGAAATATGATGGCTGTTGAAAAAAGAGATAGAAATATAGTTAAATTTGCTGTATTAAAATCTAGGTTTAGTGGTGATACAGGCATGTGTGGACAAGCAATTTATAATGTAGACACAGGAAGATTAAATTATAATGAAAGTAATTTAGCTTTTAAAGAAGTGTTATAACCAGTTTCGGTTAGAAGTTAGAACTGTATGTAAGACCTATTAGGCAACAGCTAACAGACAATGGTACAAGGATGAGTAATAGGCACTATCCTCTCTAGCCTACATCAGTACTAGTAAACCGAAGCAGCTGAGCAACCTGCTAAAAAGGCTCATAAATAAAGGATATATAAAAATGAAAAGATATAAACCATTACCAAATAATTTAACAATAAAAAAATCTGATATAGATGGATTAGGTATATTTGCAACTAAAGATATAAAGAAAAATATTAACTTAGGTGTAATGCATCATATAACTGAATTTAATGATATTATAAGAACACCATTAGGGGGATTTATTAATCATAGTAATAAACCAAATTGTATAAAAGAAAAAGAAGATTGTTTGTATTATGAGGAAACTAATTTAATCACGAATAGATTAATTAAAAAAGGTGAGGAATTAACAGTTAAATACACAATGTATAAAGTTTAAAATATAGGGCGTAATAAAACGCCCATATTTATTTTAATATTAATTTTTTAATTGATTTTTGATTTAAATATATTTCTGTCTCAGCCATTGACTTAATGCATTGATACTCAATATTATTACTTGTATTAGTACGCATAGCAACTCTTTTTCCTTTTAAACAATTACTCATAGATTCTTGTATTCTATGTTCTTTAATCTCTCCATTTACAATCATTAATAATGCAATTACTACTTCAACCATGACCATTACCATTTGCCCTTACTTTATCTTTTAATTGTTCAATATCTTTTAAAGCTTTTTCTAATTGTTTAGTTACAAATTCTATATTAACTTTATTATGCATCATATCTTCAATTCTTATTTCAATTTTTTCTACCGTTTTATATAAATCCTCTAGTAACATAAACTGTTCTTGATCCGTAGGCAATTGTTCAGATTTTTTAAGTAAATCCGCTTGAAATAATTCTCTAGAAGTTTCTAAACTTGTTAGTCTAGCTGTTACTTCTGTATATGCAAATACACCTAAAACAACACCAGCTATTATTCCTAGCATGTTTTTAATTGGCATACTTACTAATGTTTTATCTGATATATTCATTTTTATTTTTTACCACCCTTAAATATTTGTGTACCTTTAATTCCATAAATACTTGCCACTACAAGAATCCACAAATTTGTAAACCATGACGGCAGCTGCTGGAATTGGTCAAAGAATTGTTTTATTTTTTCTGCTGACCCTGGATCGTCACTAAAAACTCCCCACGCAATTACTAATATTGGCAAAGTTAAAATTATTAAAACCGCCTCGTCTTTCCAGTCCGAATCTCTTGATTCTAATAATTTTCCTTGATAGGCTGCTTCTCCCGAAGCCATTTTCTGGGCATGCTTGTATTGTGCATCAGCCATCATCATTTTTGTTTCCTGTTTTTTCTTGAATATATGTGAGCCTGCAGAAACGGCTAATTTAATTGCTTGAAACCACATTTTTAATCTCCTTATTTAAATTGAAACATTCCAATAAGTGCAGCTAATATAGTTGCTATAAAAACTAATAAACTAACTGCACCTTTTCCTTTTGAAACATCTTGCCTAAGACATTTAACCTCTTTATTTAATTCTTTTATACTATCTTGAATGGCTTTCATTCTTTCAGCACAAATTTTTTCATGCGAAGATAATCTTATTCCAACTGCTTCTTCAGGATATGATTTAATTATTTTTTTCTTAGGCATTTGATGTTTACCACTCTTTAGTTTTCGATGTTAGTTCAGGTGCTTTTTGTGATGCGATTTGTGCATCAAGATTAGCTTTCATATCATCTTCAGTAGTATCTGAATGTTCTAATACACAAGCTATAGCATCTTCTTTAGTCATAGCATCAAAGTCTTGGTCATTTGTTTCACCATCAGAACCATACATAGTTGCAGAGTATTCTC